AAATATCCACCTCTCATGTTTTCAGAAGGTGTTCCCAAAGCTATTGTTTTCCAATAATCACTTTTTGTTGTTTGATCTGTAACTGGCTCGGCTAAATGCCAGGCCATTTGGTAAACAAGCAATTGTGTAAAATATGCTGGCATATCAACTTCGGATACTAGCTTTTGATAATCTAAAACTATTGTTGTTTCATTTGTAAATAATTGATCACCCTGGATTTCATACTCTGTTATCTTAGGTAATGTACCAGTCGATAATGAAGCATATACGGCCCTTGGAACACCATTAAACATATCTGATGGTAGTTGGTAAGCATACAAGTAAACATTTGTAGGTGTCGTTGTAAGTTGGCCTAACTGCTGTTTTGTAAGTGTAAAGGACCAGGGATACATTCCCAGGGTTTGTGCTTTGACACGAGGATATAGCACTGAGCAGATAGAGCTAGGGGCAGTACCATCTGCAAACGAAGTGATTTGATTTGCTCCAAGTAGAAGGAGAGCTTGTGAACAAATGCTTACATCAGTATCGCCTTCAGCCATATCCTCGCCTTTTAGTTGTTAGTCACTATCTGTCTGAGAAATTGATGTTCCATCAGAAATATCAACAACACCTGAAGCATTTGAAACTACAGTGTGTATTGATGATGCTAATGTACCACCAGTGCTTGTTACAGATATAATGACATCACCTACACTTACATCATCAGATACATCATTGAAGTATCCTGAAGCATCGATTGCAGTTACTGCATCAGTTGTTGTGTAAGTAAATAGTTGTGGTGCTACTCCTTTTTTGGATTGACCACCAATTGGATTCCATCCAGTTCTACTAAATGCCATATTAACTCTCCCTACAAGTAATATCGACTAGACCATTCGCATCAATTACGATTGCTCCAGCAGAATACATTGCTGTTACCAAGAAGGAAGTTTTCTCAGGAATGTAGTTTACTTCTGTTTTAGGTGGGATACCAACAGCACAACCAATAGCATCTCTATGAAATGCTAAACAAGTTCTGTCGTTAGACCCATCTTTTGGAAGTCCACCTTCATCACGATCACCAATCATGTGCATAGTGAAACCCATGAATGAGTTTACTTCACCTCTGACTAATGCCTGAACCTGAGCAAAGTCTGCTGAGATTGCTCTTTCATCGCCAAGCAATGATGCTAGTGAGTTGGCATGGATAATCATATGACGATCTGTAGGTGGAACTGATTTAGCATCCAAACCTTTTTTCGCTTCGATTATTTTTCCTACATTCAAATCTGAAGCACTTGCAGAACCTGAAGTAACAACAGTGTTAGCCACTGTAGTTCCAGCAGAACCAGCTATTAATGCATCAATAATGATTTGATCTTCTCTTCTTCCTATTGCATTTCCAACTAACTTTGCAAGCTCTTGTCTTTCATCAAAGTTGATTTTTGCCTGGTTGAATATGTCTGAATATTCAGAAGCAACATAATCAACAAGAGTTGCAGTTACACTTGAAAATGTACCATTGAGTGGCACAACGTCTGTAGATGGTGTTCTTACAGAAGCTGAACCTTTTGCCAAGATTGGAAACTTTGCAGTCGATCCCTCTACTCCAGTTCTCATACGAGCAACATTTCTTAAAATAGCAGATGACTGATAAGCTTGATGAACCTCGGCTTCAAACAGCGTTACAAACGCTGGACTTAAAGTTGTAGCCATTAAAGCTTCTCCATAGTTAAGTTATTACATCGTTTGGGTTACCGAAAATTTCGACCTAAACTTTTTATCAAAATCTGATCGGCTGGCTAGAGTTATCGATCTAACTAAGAAGATACACTATAAAAGTATATTTTGTAAACCTTATTATTATTAGTATGCCAATTTGTCACCCACTTGCGACAATTTGTCACCCCCCCTGAACAAAGAGGGAACACAAAAGAACATACCTAGAACATCAAGTGCCATAAACTCTTTGGTATTCTTTCTCAACAGTCTTTCTATATGCTGGGTCAGTTTGATATCTTGGGTCAGCTACCATTGCCTGGAGTTCTGTTTTATCAGGTAAATTACCTTCTATCGCAACAGTTGGCATGTCTTGCTTGCCATTGATCAAACCTCTAATTTTCTGCATAACTCTTTGACCTTCAGCAGTGCCACCAAGAACCTCAAGCTCTTTATAGTCATCATTGGTAAAGACACCATCGCTAACAAGTTTTCTACTCCAGTTAATATTTGATTGAATTATTTCCTGGGCATTGACACCAAGCTTCTCTCTTTCTCTTGAAATATCGAGTTCTGCTTCTTCTTCAACACCACCAGTAATTTCAATAACTTTATTGATCAAACCAGTAATAGATTTATTTGAAAGTTGTTTTTCTTTTCCAAATTCAAGGACAGCCTGAATGACTGCATCATCAGGATCTACTTTTACTTCAGATAAATCATATTGATCAGGTGCAGTCTCGCCTAGTTTCTTTTCCAGGTGATTAATGCTTTTAGCCATGTTCTCAATGTTTGGACCATCTTTTTCATCCCAAAATTTTTCAGGAAACCAGTCAGGTCTTTCGTAGATTTCGCCTTCTGCAAGTTCTTCTTCTGCTCCAGTTTCTTCATTTTGGATGTGAGAGATTCCTTCTTCTTGGGCATTGTTATCCTCGCTTTCTATGTTTTGTGCTTCTTCAGCCATAAGGCCAGTAGATTGCTGTTCTTCTTGCACTACATCTTTTTCATCATTCATTATTGCATCTCCTCATACGTTGAATAATTTCTCTTACAATTGAGTTCTGTCCTTCCCTGGCATAACCATAAGAAGGCTCTGTACCAGGTGTCCATGCTGGTTGATCTATAGTTATAGATTGTAAATGTTGTAAAACTTTTTGTCCTTCCTCAGTAGAAAAACATCTCATATAAGTTTTATCAATCTCGCTGGGTTCGTTTTTATAAACGACATACTCTTCATCAATACCTTCCCAGCCACTATTGCTGTTGAGGTATCTGATCTTCTGTGCCTGGTCCTTGTCCATCCATCATTCCTTCTTGTTGTGCCATTTGTGCCATTTGTTGTGCTTGTTGTATCAATGCTTGCCGTTCTTCAGGTGTAGTCCTAAGCGAAGCTGGTATACCAAGATTATCAGCTATAAAATCCATAGCCTTATCTTGATTGAGAAACAATTGACCTTGTGGCCCTAACCCCTGAAGTATTTTCATATAGTTCAATACTTCGTTTACCTTCTCCATGTTTTGGGCCATAGCAAGTGGTGCTGTAGGACTAATCTTTACTTGCAAGCCGTTCACCTTCAAAGGCAATTCTATCATTCCTAATTCATTCATAAGTTCCAATGTTCTTCTTACTATTGGATACATAGTTTCAGATATTAATCTTCCAAATGCTGAACCCAGGTTCTGCGACAACTGCTTCATTCTTTCTTGTATCTCTGTTGCTGATCTTGCTGACATGTTATCAGGTGGCAAACTTTCATCCAGCATGATTGTTTTGATTGATGCAATGAGATCATTACTTGTGAATTGTGTGAGTTGTGGATCACCTGATCTTGGTAAAGGCTTCAAGCTTTCACCTTGTGGGCCACCATTTCTTGCTACTGGTATGATAGCTCCTGGCACAATACGAACTGTATTTGGATTCAAGACACCATCATCACTGGCTGTGAATACACCACCAATGGATAGACTAGCATTTTTCAAACCTAAATTTTTTGTAGTGTTGAGTGATTTGATGTCAGGCAATGCAAGTAATACTGGACCTCTTCCATATCTTTCGCCAGCCGTTTTACTATACCTGGATATAACCCAGGGGAAGCTTTTTAGTTCTCGGTAAACCAGTTCTTCTTTGCCACTGTAATCTATAATCTGATAATGAATATTACCAGTTTGTTTATCAAAGTATGTACCTTCAACAAGCTCAACTTCTTCAGTAGGATTTTGCTCATACTTTTTTGCCATGCTTTGTGGTATATTTATATCAGGAAACTCCTGGTCTAATACTTCATATGGTCTCTTAAATTTTCTGTAAACTTTCTCAACACTGCCGTTAGGACCTTCATCATAACATATCTGAAATGTAGGTATGCAAGTATATCTGATAGGCTCTACCTCATCACCTGGTAGTATCAGCATAACGGCTGTACCAATAGCAAGCTCTTGTAGAAACTCACCAATAGATAGGTCAAACTTTGATTGTCTCATCACTGAAAACATTTGATCAGCATATCTATCTAAAATTTGTTGAACTTCTATCTGTCTTTCTTCAGGAATTTGTTCACCTGGTTGCAACCGACACCAGGCTTGCTGGGGAGGAAATAAACCTGATTGTATTCTATTAGCGAACTTTTGTGTCGATTGCATGGCTGTTGAATCAAAGACTTGTTTCATTTTATTTTGGCCTGGCACACTACCTTCATAATAACCATCATATAGATTTTTGTTTGGTAGGGCATATCTGTAAGCATCTTCATAGATAGCTCGCCAGTGGGCCTTCTGTCTTTCTGCTTGCTCAAATCTTTTTCTTAGTTCTTGTGGTTTTAATTTTGTCATGTTTTTTTATGCCTATTCGCAAAGTTCCTAGCACTCTCTTTTGATCTAAAACCCCAAGCTTTCAAAGCTAGTGCTAATCTTGTTGGCCTTCCTTTTTCATCTTTTTCAGGACCTTTCATCCCAGCAAACCTTGAAGCAAAAGATATTCTTCTAGGACTTGTTCCAGTTTTGATTGGTCTTTTTAAATTTGCTCCTTCTGTTTTTTTGAAATGCTGTCTGCCAGCTTCGTTCAATCCACCTTTTGGATTTTGAAATTTTTTAGCTACCATCTTTCTCACTTTTTATGGCTTGTATGCCACAAATCGGTGGACAAACAAATTCTATTTTATCTCCATTTTCTACTTTAGGCATAGCCATTTTGCAGATAGGACAGATAGGTAACCCTTTTTCAAACTTCTTAGGATTACGAGGATACGATCTCATGCTCTTGGATTTCTACCTGGCCCTAATGTTCTTTGTACTGGCTCAACTCCAGTGGCATCGCCTGACATAAGCATTCTGTTACGTCTGCTTCTTGAAATCTGCCTTGATGCTATTTTTCTTTTTTCTTCAGTTTCTCTTGCTTCTGCTCTTTGTTCTCTTTCTTGTTGAGCATCTAGCTCTGCCTGAGAAGGGCCACTAGGACCACCACCACCACCAAATAAACCACCCATTAAAACAATCTCCCATAAACATAATAGTCTTTGATATCAGGACCATATCGCCTTAACAATCCTTCTCTATCAAAATAACACATCTCCATCCATTTGATTGCTCTGTTATTTGCCTTACAAACATATGTTTGCAGTCTGTGAAGCTTGAGCTTCTCTGTTGCATACTCAAAAAATCTTAAACTACCTTTATGAAAAACCATTTTACTTGGTTCGAGATCATGTGTTGGAAGCATCCAGGCTTCAGCTACACCTTTCCATAATGGATACAATCCCCATA